AGGAACCCTCTGTCACACCCTTCGTGGGTGTGTGGATTGAAACTCCCAAAAGGAAGCAAGTCCAATTGCGTCTAAAAATTGCATAATCTATTGTTTTAAATTGTTATTTACTAGTAATATCTGTTATCTGTTCCTCCGTGATTGCTGGAGGGAAGTCCTTCGTCACGATGTCGGTCACTTTGTTTGAAATATCCTTGTAGATGTCCGTGCCGAGTTTTTTTGCTGTCACGCTGCCGTCTCTGATGTTTCCAGTTGATATACAGTCCTCGGTCAGATGGTCGTGTTTGACCGCTCCCGGTTGTATTTTATCTGAGGTCACACAATTGGATGCTAGGTGTCTGTTCTTTACAGAGCCATCGGCAAGCTTCGCTGCCGTTATCGCCCCATCCGCAATTTGCGCTTCCGTTATTGTTATCTTGGCGAGTTCACTCTTGATAATCCTAACGACCGCATCGTTCTCCAGTTTATCGTCCATCATGGCAAGCATCCTGCTTAACTCGACAACGATGTCGTAAATTTCCGTGCCGACACGCACCGCTGTGTTTTCTCCAACCTGCGTTGCATCTCGTATCAGCTCTGCCATACGGAGCATTTTTTGAATATCCTCGTTCATGTCTTATGTGCTTTTAGTTGCCTATTGCGTGAATGTGTGCCCTTGTTCCTCGCTGTGCCTTCACTTCTCCTTTCGAGGTGAATGCCTTGAGATATTCGAGTGCATCTGATAAATATCTTTCTGCCATGTCCATGATGTCGTTGTATTGCTTGTTGTTCGACAAATCTTGAACATGGTCTGAATAATCGTCTCTGTGGCGCATTCCACCTGCTCGGCTTATAATTGTGCCATCGGCACGAAAAAGCCTCGCATACGTGAAATAAGCGAGTGCTTTGCGTATTCCGCTGGTGTACTTCTGCACCTTGGTTTCTTCTTGGCTGCAATCGCCCTCCTTCTTTGTGGTGTATTCGCCACCGTCCAGGAAAGTTGCAGGCTGGAAATCGGGCAATACCGAATCACCCCACTCTCCCTGCTCGGTCGCTGCCTTGAACCGCTCCCACCCGATGGCTGGTATGATGTTCGCATCTTCGCATTCACGAATGTATGCGTTAACATCATCCTCATCTAGGTGTGCGCTAGTCGGTCGTGCCAGTTCTCGGAACTGGTCTACCGTGATAAGTTGTTTTCTTTGTTCTCCCATAGGCTCAATCAATTAGTCTATCGTGTTGTTCCCTGCAACCTCGCTGCTGATATACTTTAGCGGCTGTAGCTTTGGGTCTAGGTTCTGAATGGCTGGGTCTTGCCAGCTGTTGAAAATCTTCTTGAAGGCTCGCTCGATGAATCGCTGCTCGGTCGTCACTTCTCCGGCATAGTACTCGTAGGCATCCTGCATCACTTGTCCGCTGAATCCCAGCTTGCCAATACGGATGGAGTAGAAGAGTTCTTGATGGAACTGTGCGTAAATGCGCTCGATAACGCTGCTGTCGGTCACGGAAAACTCCTTGTCGAAGTTCTTCGTAGGGAAGGCAACAACCTTCGGTTCGTCTTCCTCGTTCTCAACCTCGACCGCAAGAATCTTCGCTGTGTTCTCGTCCCCTTGGAACTGCAAAAGGTCTTCATCGGAAATCATCTGTCCGCTCTCCACCTCTTCGCCATTCTCATCGAACTTTGGAACGCCCTTTTTTGTTATAAGCATACACGATACGAGGAAGTTATTGCGGACGTTCCTTGCCTTGACGTTACCCAGTCCCTCATCGGTCGAAATCTCCGTAATGGCTGAATCGTAGCTGGCTGTAGGATAAATAAACTGTCCGTCTAGGCTCTGCCACAGAATCTGCCCCTTGTAGCTGTCGATGCCGCCAGCGTTCTCAATCTGTTCAAGAACGATGTCGGGGTCGGGATTGAAAACGTTGATGCGCTCGATAGTCTTGTCGTTCACCATCAACCGCTTTCCGTTCCTCGTTTTCTTCTGCTCCCAGTCGGGGTGCAACAAGACGTGCGCCACGTTCCCCTTGTCGTCCGTCTCTTCCAGTCGGCAATTCTCAAATGGTACGTGGCTCACGCTCGACACCTGCCCTAGAACGTTGTAGTTTACATGAAGGGCAAAGCCTCCAAAGCGTGCGAGGTCTTGCGCTACGTTTCGAAGCAAATCGTCTGCCGTGTCCCCTTGCTGGTTCATCGCCAACGCTGCTAGAATGTCGCTATCAAAGCCGTAGCCCTCAATGAATCGGGCATATCGATTAAGGCACAGCATTGCCGTACCGCTGGCTTCCGTGATGCGTGCGAGGTTCTGCGGATATAGATTGTCATATCCGTATGCCTGCATCTTGAATCGGCTTACGTAGCCGGTATCAACCCTTCGCTTTGGCTTTTTAACTGTCTTAACGTTCATACTGCTTGTGTCGTTTTACTTGTTGTTTTGTTACTCTTCCTTGCCTGCTTTTTCGGCTTGGTCGAGGTCTTTCTTCTTGTCGCTGCCTGCTGCTTTTTCGGCAGGATCTTTCCCGGTGGTATCATCTGCACCGCTGTCGCTGCCTGCTGGCGGCTGCTTGTTCTCGATGAGTTCCTCGCTGGGTATCTTCTGAAAGTAGCTTTCCATGTGTGGGTACTTCGTCAGATATTCATGCGCTACCTTGTCGGTCAGGTTCTCATTCGTGAAAATCTTACCATGGTAGAAATCCGGGCAGGAAATGATAAAACCTGCCTTCATTGCGTAATTACATGTTTTTGGCATTGCCTTTTCTTTTTTGAGTTTTAGATAAATTTCGATTAAAGCATCGTGGTAACACTGCTGGCAGGTTGTCGGAACTAACCGCTTGCGTGTTACCTCGAAATATAGAGTTTCAATAACTGCCTTGTCGGTTGCATCAAAGGGACTGTCGAAACGTGCCTTCAACTCACTGACCTTGGCTGTTGCTTCCTTGTATGTCATAGGCTACGCTGCTGCTTCCGTCAGAAGGCTCTTATACTTGGCTGCTGTGGTCTCGCTGTCTGTGTCGAAGAAGAAATAAGCTGCCTTCGGTACGCTCTCCTCTTCCAGCGTGATAAGCCAGCCACCCTCGGTGTCGTCTGAGTACTTGTCGTTCTCGCCTGCACTTGCCTTCAGTGCCTGCGCATATCCGAACACCTGATACTCTGCATTTCCGTCCGCTCCCTTAGAGAGGTTGCGCAGGATGATAACGAACTTTCCGTTCGCCAGTCCGTCAATGATATTTGCGCAAACGTCAGGTGTGTTTGCCAATACCACGACTGCTACGGTATTCTTCCAGCTGTTGCGATACGTGCCAACGGTCAGCTCGGTCTTGGTTCCAGTGAATGGCTTGCTGCCTTCCTGCCGGATAGCGTATGCTTTCTTGCCAGTTTTCAAAACTAATGTTTTAATTATATTGCCCGCTACAACGGACTTGGTGAAGTCGATGTCGTCTCGGTTGATGATAAGTCCATCGCCCTCCAGTCCCTTTGTTACCTGATCTTCGCAAGGGATGATGATGTCCTGAGCGATAAGGCTCTCGCAAGTTGTTGCCATATTAATTCGTTTTTAATTGTTATATCCCCAACACCGTTTTGTGGGTGTTGAGGATTGTCAAAATAACTTAATACTAAACTGAAAATTTGGAGCGATTAGTAAGCTGCATGGATCATGCCCTCTTCGAGGAGAGCCGTTCCAATCTTACCAGTAGCATAGAGATAGTTTCTGCGCTCCTTCTGGTCGAACCAGATGTCGAGGTCGCTGATGAGATTGTCTGCATCTGTACCAATCATAAGGTGCTTAGGGTTGCAGAATACCGCACGGTGTGGAAGGTTGACTGTCGTTGCGCCCTTCTCGTATGCTTTAATCATTCTGTCCCAGATGCCGACACGTGCAATCTTCACTCCGTTGTAGGTCGCTACTTCGAAGCCATCGAACAACTTCTCCCATGGCATAATGTCGTGGTAGGTCTTCTTGAGGTCGTAGGTTAATGCGTCAGCAAGCGAGCGTGTCATGAGCAATACGGAATCGCTGTCGTCAACGATACGTGTGTCTGCATCCATCAAAATGGTGTCTACAAGTGTAGTAGCCGCACCACTCTTGCGCAATGCAGAAATCTGCAATGCTGCCGTGGTCTCGCTGTTGGCTGCGATGGCGGTATGTTTGGTCGCTGTGGCTGTAAAGATGCGCTTGAACAGACCATCGCAGACGTTGAAATTACTGACATCTAAGCCTGCTGTCAGCTTGCCGCCACCGCCACCTTCTTCACTTGCCAGTGCTGCTTCCTTGTCGCCAAGCCAGCCGAAACGCCAAATCATCTGCTCCATGGCTCGCTGGAGTGCATCTGCATAGATTGTCATAAAGTCGGTGCTGGTGAGGTCGCCAATGGCTGTACCAGTCTTCAATGAATACTCAGCGATGGTTCCCTTCAATGCCTCGTAGCAAATCTTAATAGGAATCTCCCACTGTCCGAGTTCCCAACGCTTCTGAGAATTTGCGATACCCTTCTCCTCATAGGTAGGGTCGCAACCTCCCCCCTTCTTACCGACCATTTCCATCTCTCCGAGAAGAGCGATAGGGTCTTTCTCTTTGACCTTCTGAATGTTCACGAATGAAGAGAAATCTTCATCGTTGTAGAAGGTTTCCTGCACGGCATCCTTGATGCTTGCGAGGTTTTCTGGCTCGAGTTTAAGGTTCTCAAGCTGCTGTTTTGTAAATCCTGCCATTATTTTCTTTTGATTTAATGGGTTAATACTTGATTATTTCTTGCCCTTTTTGTGGAGCTTGGCAAGTCTCTCCTTGATGGCGTTCTTGCCTTCCTCGACAGCGTTCACGTTGTCGCCTGCGCCCTTGCCGCTTGGCTGTCGCTGCGCTGGCTGGTAGTGGCTGCTGTAGCCTGCCAACACCTTCTCAGCACCGCCTGCCATCTTCACGGCATTCAGGATGCGCATGTCTTCCTTGCTCTTTGCGAGTTTCTGTGCGCCTGCCAGCTGTGCCTTGGTGTCGTTCAACTGCTGTTTGAGTGCTGCTACCTGCTGCTTCAACTTGGCTACGGTGTCGTTGTCGGTGCTTGATGCGCTGCCGCCATCACCGCCTTCACCGCCCTCATTGTCGGTGTCGTTGTCGGTGTTGTCTGCGGTCTGAATGTCGGTAATTACACCGTCCTCGACAACAATTGTCTTACCGTCCGGCATTTCAAACGTTCCGTCCGGACTTGCCTTGTCGCCAACTTGTGGATCTCCCTCTTCACGCTCAACGGTCAGAACTTGACCGTCCGATGTGTTGAGTTCCATCGCCTTTGGCTCTGCCTTGGCTTGTGGCTCTTCCACCACCTGCTCTGCTTCCTCCAGTGTCTTCACGCCCAACTTAGCGAGAATCTTGTCGAGGAGAGAAGCCTTTACTTCTGTCTTTTTCTCCATTGCTTTTGGATTTTGTTGTTTTGAATTAATAAAATTTTCTATGTTGCGTTTTGATGCGCTTGCGCTGAGTGGTACAATGGTGCTGCTGATAAGACCTAGGCGCAAAGCCTCGCTGGTGTTGATGAAGATGTCCTTATCCATCAAGGCTTGTATCTCTTCCCGGTCGCACTCGCACCGCTCTACGTATGCGTCCACCATCTTATCCTGCCACATCTGCATTTCCTCGCCCAGGTTCTTCAAGTCCTTTGCGTTCAGCTGGTCGCCCAACCCCCAGCCAGGAACCCACGGATTGTGCAGCAGGAAGGCAGCGTTCTCGTATGCCTTGCGGCTCTCCTTCGGTGCTGCGAGCATGATGATTGTTGCCATGGATGCTGCCTTGCCCTCCACGGTGCAGGAAATCTTCTTTCCGCTCTGTCGCAGTCTGTCGTAGATTGCCCAGCCTTCAACCACCGAGCCGCCATTGCAGAAGATGCGCATATCGATTGTATCATCGTCTTTCGGTATGCTTGCTGCAAAAGCATCTATGTCTTGGAAACACACGCAATCACCTCCCCACCATTGATACCAGAACTTGTTGTCTTGACTGTCGATGTCGTTGTATATTCTGAGTTTTGCCATTGAATCGAGATTTTTTAAGTTTTAAAACGCTGCAAAGATACGATTATTTTTGGTATGTTTATCTCATAAGCAGTTAATTTTTCTAAACAAGCCAAAATTTTGCGCTCTAAGCGGCTTTTATTGCCTTGGGTGTGTAACTTTACCACCTTCGACCGAAAACCGCTCAGAACGCAAATCTTGATGAAATAACTGCAACCCTTAGAACCTGCCGATATTCTCTATCGTCTGCACTCTCCGCTGGGTGCGGTTTATTTCCTCAACGCTCACTACTGGCTGTGGAGCCATCTGATACCCTCTAGCTACAGCTGCCGCCAGCATATCCATGCCGATGTTGCTGCCTCCGTTGTTTGCTACGATAGGCACGCCACCTCCAAGCTGGTTGAATGCGGATAATATCGGGCTGAACATCGATGTCGCCTTGGCGGTCATTACGCTCTCGCCATTGGAAAGCCTTGCCGGGATGCTGTCGCTAGTTCCGGTTCCAGAGCCTTGGACGTAGCCACCAGTGGAGAAGCCCTTGACGAGTGCTTTTGCTCCTGCAAAGGCTGCCTTGATAAGTACCATTAATGCTGCTGCACTCGCAACACCTCCCCACGACTTGCTTGCAATCTCCTTGGCGAGGATCTGTGCATAGTAAGCGTTAACTGCTATTTCGATAGCGTCAAGCATTGATGTCAGCATCGATTTGAGGAATGAGTGCAGCGATTTATCCTCGCTCTCGAAGAACTCGGACAGACCGTCTCCCATGGTCTGTATCATGTCGCTCATCATTTTCAGTTGCTCTTCCGTCAAAGCTGCCTTTTTCTTGTTAGCTTCCTCTTGCTCCTTGACTTCTGCATCGCTCAAATCCTTCTGTAGCTGCTCTTGCACGGCTGCATAGTTCTTGTAGGCGTCCATCTTGCTCTGAAGGAAAGCCTTGTATCTCTCCAGCTTGGCTGCATCGTCTTCCTCTCCAGTGCCACCATTCATGATGTCCGCATCCTTGCGTGCCTTCTCTGCGTCCTCGAACTCCTTGTTGAGTTCGTCCACAATCTCCTTGGCTTGATTCTTCAAGTCCGCTTTCGACTTAATCATGATGTCGAGAAGTTTTGCCTGCATTTCCTGCGCCTTTTCCGCTCCGATTTGTCCTGCCGCCACGTATGCGTCAATACTCCTAGCTACCATGTTCTTCTCCAGCTGTTCGAGGTCGTTGTTGTAGTCTCGCTCGTTGTCGTACATGCCTGCGAGGTATCGCTTCTTTGCGTCCATTACTTGCTCGTTGTACTTGAACTGGATAAGTGCAATCTGTGCCTGCAATTCCTTTTCCTGCTTCTTCCTGCGCTCTGCCTCTGCCTTTGCTTCCGCTTTCTCCTTGGCTATCTGTGCCTTGGTCTTGGCAGTGCTGCCCTTGGCTGCTGGTGTCGTTCCCTTGTTTCCGTTCGTTGGCTCGCTGCTGGTCGCTCCACCGTCCAGGTTGGCTAATTTCAGGTGGTTCAGTCTTCCATTCACGGTGTTTTCGAATCCGTCTGCGAATGAGTTTCCTATCTCGATGCCAGCGTTCTTGATGTCGTGCCATGCTTCCTTGATTGTGCCGGATATATCGAACATTTCTTTGAATCCCTGCTGTGCCTTGGAAAGGTCGAACGTTACGATACCCTCCAATATATCGAGCGCACCCTTTAGGCTTCTGCCGACTTGTTTCATTGCATCGATGATAAGGTTTGCAACGCCCTTGACTACCGACCAAACGCCACGGAAAGCCGCCCCCAATGTCTGAATAACTCCACGCAAAAGAAGGCTCTCATTGTACCAGTCAATGAAGTAGTTGATAGTATTGAACAAACCCTTCATTATCTGTATGAGAATCTTTGTGCCGAATTGCTTTCCTGCCGTGATGATTGATGCAAAGCCCTTTTGACTGAAATCGAACATAGAACTCATATAGGTGTTCAGTTCCTTTTGCAACTTGATGTTCTCCAGCTGCACATCTCCCCATGCTCCAGTCTGCTTCTTCACTTCGTCAAGGCTGGTGCTCATCGTATCTAGTTGCTCGATAAGCTGAATACCTGCTTGCGCTCCCTGCTTACCGAAGACGTTTTTCAGAACATCGCCCACCTGCTGGCTGTCCGCTCCGAAGTCCTTCATCTTCGTGCTGACCTCTTGGATAACATCGAAGGTACTTTTCGTTCCTTTGGCTAGGTCTTCCTGCACTTGCTTGCTTGAAATACCGATAGCATCAAGGCTGGAAGCCGTGCCGCTGCTCATCTCACGAATTTTCTTGCTCGCCATATCGATGATGTCGAGACCCTTGTCGCTGAAGATACCGCTACGTGTCTGCTGGATGATAGCCACCATCTGGTCTGCCGATATTCCGGCATCGTGGAAGGTAGGCGCATACTGCTGTATCTTCTGTAACATATCGCCCGATAGGTCTGCACCGCTCGCAAAGCCCTTGTTGATTACGTCCATCGCCTGCTCGCCCGATAGATGGAAATTAGCCATAAGGTTGTCAGCCGTTCCGAGAACGTCCTTGAAATCCTTTCCCATCGTGTCCGCTGTGGCTGCGATACTGTTCCTCATCGTCTCCAAGGCTTCCCCGGTGTAGCCAGTGAACTCCCTTGTCAGTCGTGTGGCTTCCATCAATCCCTTGTTGTAGTCATAGAACCACTTGAATGTCATACCAACGCCGACAACGCCAGCGAGTGCAGCAAAATATGGATTCATAACCAAGCCGATTGCGGTCTTACCGAACGCCTTCAGCTTGTCTGTCAGTCCATCCATATTCTGCGCCAGTTTGATGATGTTGCTAACCTGGGTATCATTGACAATATCCATACCAAAGAACTCCGTCCCCTGCAGGTCATCTGCTGCTTGCATCATCGAGTTGTAGTAATTGCCAACGTTGCGATAATATCGTTGCGTCTCCTCCTCAGCCAACTTCAACTTGTCAGTTATCTCGTTGATATGCTGGGCTAGGGCTTGCCCCTTCGCTCCCTCACGTTCTGCCTTCGCCATTTCGTCATACTTCTTGGTGGCATTGGAAAGCTGGGCACGCAGCTGCTTCAAGCTGCCCTCCTGCTCGTTCTCTGTACGCACATTGTTCTGTATTTCCTTCTGCAGGGCACGCACGTTGTACTGGTACTCCTTGATGGTTGCGTTGATGGCTTCCGTCTGCACCTTCATTTCGTTTGTCGTGATGGTCTTGTCTTTTTCCTGCTGCTGCAAGTCCTTGATGCTTGCCTTTAGCTGGTCTATCTTCTCTTTGTATCTGATGATGCCATAGATTGCATCCTCGTACTTGACCTTGATGTCAAGTATCTGCTGTTTGTCTTCACTTACCATAGTTCTTTCTTTTTAGTTGTTCAACTCTATCATTGTAACCTCGCAATATCCGCTGTTTGTTGTCTTGATTTCTAGAACCGCAAAATAGGCTCCATACTGGGCAAGGTACACTGGCTTCGTCTCGTCAAAATCCAGAATATCCAAGTCCGACAGATTGAGCCGCTCTGTGATTACGTGCGCCTTGGCGATGCTTGCTGCAAGCTGCTTGTACTTCGTATCGAATATGTTCTGAAGGTCAATACCAAATCGAAGTGCAGCTTGCTCCTTATCATCTCTTAGCGTCATAATTCGCTCCTTGCATCCCTTATACTCTCCACCATTCTTCATGCCGAAAGAATCAAGTGTTCTTATTGGTATGCGGTTGTCATCGCTGGCTGCAAAAGGTAGCGTCCACGTGTCCTGCTCATAGTCCAAAGTCTGGTTGCTGATTACGAGGTCTGCATCATAGTTCCCGGTTGTCTCTTCGTCTTCCTTCCACTTGTAGCGGTTGTGTTGCATAAAGTCAGAAACGGTATACTCGCTTTTTCGTGGCGAGCCTTGGCGGTCATACGGAATGAGTTTTCCGCTCCAGTCGTAGGCGTTCGCCTTGTTTGCCCAAACTCTGGTAAACATGATAAACTGCACCTGCGTGCTGTTGGTCAGTTGCCTAGGGAACGAGCCAGTTATCAAAGCCAGAAACTTAATGAAGTTTGTTACCTCGATTTCAGGCAGGTTTATGCCGATAGGGAAACTTCCACCAATCGGAACGCTGTCCCCACTCTTGACGCTCGCAGTGATTTTGCCGCCATAAACGGAAGGCATGTTGACTGTGTTTATTCCGTGCATGATAGTCTCAAACGTCAGTACATCGTCCTTCTTTAGCGATATAGTGTTTGTCCCTGCCGAAAGCAAATAAAGATAGCCATCGATAGCATATCTGCGTAGTACGACCGGGTACTTAACCTGTCCATCCTCGTACTTCAAATCTCCGAACTCGTATTCCTGCGTGGATGCCTCACCTCCGGTGGTACTTGGTGTTGTTACGGTCATTTTCACGCCCATAGGCAACTGAATCTCCGCTGCGTCTTCAAACTGATGTCTGACGTAGTATTGCACTTGCACATCAAAGGTCAGTTCGCAATCCTTCGTTATCGTCAGTTTCTGTACATCGCTGCCAGTGCTTGGTGTGACTGACGTCAATGAGTTGTTGACGGAAAAGGAAAGTGCTCCCAGTCCGTCACGGCTCTTAACGTCTGCGGTCAGATTACCGATGATTGTCTTGTCGTCTGCCTTGTTGTTGATTATAGGCACAACGAGGTTGTTCAACATCTTCTTTGCTTCATCATCCTGCCAAACGAAAGATACGCCCGACTTCCTCGCTATCCTTGACAATAGCCAGTTTACGGTCACACATGGCTGCAAGAATTTTGGGGACGTTTTATATTCATCCACCGCCACATCATCGCCTACGAAATCCTCCTTATTATTATCGCCATCTATCATTTCGTGCATAGGTGTCAGCCCAGTAACTGATAGCGACAGAGTGCTGTAATATTCGGCAGGTGCATTCACTACGAGGTATGCAGCTCTAGCCTCTCCTCTGATGGTGTATACTTCCAGCGTCTCATCTTCTCCGCTCACGGATATAACCCGCATGTACTTATCCAGTACTGCATAGCTTCTGTAATCGCCCTTTCCTTGCGCTTGCACCTTTGCCGTTGATGATGGCAAGAAAGGGATAAGAGCACAGATCATGTTCGATGCGCTCTCTATATTTCCGCTTATATACTTTCCGACCTCTGTACCTGTTCTGATGCGTCCACGGCTAGGCGAGTATTGTGTCGTGGTATATTTATTCCTCTGCACCAAATTAATGCCAAAGTTATCTTTGCTCTCAATTCGGTATGGATTGTAATAAGCAAAGAATATCCCATTGCTCACGGCTTCCTCCCTGGTGTTTGGAGTGTTGTACTTTTCAAAAAGCACTCTGTCTGTCACTCCCAGTTCGTTCAGTTTCATTCCGCTCTCCAGTAGCTTCGTGAACGCTGGCATTATACCCCAATAGATTGAGACCTCAACATTTTCCTCGATGCTCAGAACGTTCAAGCGTCCGTCCTTGATAATTTCCACACCACCACGGAAATAACTGCACTTATGGAAAATATAGGGGTATCTGCTGCCGCTCTTCGGTCTGTCCGCTTGCTGCAATACTGAAAGATTGTGCACCGTCCGTGGCAACTGGATGGTGTACGTGTAGTTCGAGGTCATTTTCGTGACGTCACGAAAAAGGTTGCTCTTGATGTCGAGCACCACATCGGTGTTCTCCGGCAAGTCCATCAAAACACCGTCAATGTAAAGTTGCTGGTCTATCATAGTCTCTGAACGTTAATGTTGTTAATAATCATTTCGCACACGAAATCCTGCAAGCAAGCTGTGCTCTTCGTGTAGCTTCCTGCCTTGATTGTTACGCTCATCCACATGTCTTCCTCTTGCTTCCAGTCTCCCCCTAGGTACATGTCAACGACTGGGCTGCTGGCTAGGTCTTGTAGCATATCGAACGTATCACTGTCAACCAACGGAGCACAAAGTTTGATTGAATCCGTACGCTCGTATCCCTGCCTTCTTCCATTATCGCCATAGTAGCCGTATAGATAATCGGCTAAATTGTTGCGTATGAAACTCAGGTCGCTGGCTATCTCCCTCGTTTCCTCCCCAGCCGCAAAGAGCCAATAGCGGATGAATCCGTGCCGGTCAATCCAACGCAGATAGATACCACTCTCAGCATCGTCTCTGTCGATGCGTAACAATAGTGACTGCTTACCTCCGGTGGTTAATCTGAAAGTAATGTCGAAAGTATTGTCAAACGTTCCCTGCTGAATCTCTCCATCATAATCGTATATGTTCCAGTATTTTGCACCACTCGGCAATGTGTCTGCGTTGAAGTCCATCATACCGTAAGTCGGAATCTCCAGTAGCTTATTGGGTGCTCCCTCGTAACCGATTAGTAGTTTGGTGTTCAACTTGCTTAAGTATATGCCAAAGGAGAACGGATAATGAGTAAACCATGTAAGCCGTTTGTAGCCGTTCCACGTCTCCCCATACTTTGGTGCGCCCCAAACCATGTTCGTAGTGAAATCGATGCTCGCAAGCTGTACGTTTCCGGCATCGTATGCGTTGACCTCGATACCCACGAGAATGTTTAGAATGCTGGGGTCATAGCTTATTGTCCAATCATAGGCTGCAAAGATACGTCCGTCAAAAAGAGCTTGCACGTATGTCTTGAAGTCTGTTATGCACTCACCGTTGAACGCCTCCACATTGTAGGCTCGTTCCTTGTTGCCACATCTGATTATTACCTCAATCCACGAAAGGTTACTTCCACTTGCTTTGATAATGCAAGGCAAAAATGCAAAGTATACTTCATCGGGGTAAAAAAAAGAATATCCGTTGTTCACTGTCTGTCTCATACCGTCTCATTATTTAGTTTGATACTTCCCACCGACTGGTGGATTAAGAAAATAAGTCGCTGCCCCAGCCGCTTCATTGTGTCGGGCACAACGTTGCTGTATACGTCAGCCCTGCCGCCAGTCCGGTGCAGTTTAGAACCCTTGTTGGCGATGGTGTGGGCGATGGCTCCTGCCATGCTCATGTCGCCACGCTCTTGTGGTGTATACTTGTGCTGCCGCTGGGTCTTGTAGGGGATAGGTCTGCCATGCAGTCCCTTGTCCTTCATCCACTGCCGGATGATGCCACGGAAGCCGTATGGTATCTTTCCTGACCTTCGTCCGGTCTCGAGAACCCCGAATGGCTTGTGTCCCCAGAGGATGGTTTCTTCCTCGCTGGGCTGCTCCACTTGAAGGCTTGCTATGGTGCGCCCTGATGCGTTCTGTCCGTTGATACGTATGTGGTTGATGATAAGCTGCCGTGCTCTCTCAACCTCCTCACGCATTATGAGCGATGCCGCCTTGGGGTCGAATTGAATACCTCCCTTGCTCATACCTCACACCCTCCTATGCTCTGCGTCAGCTGAAGGGAGTACATTACGCCCGACACGATCGTGCTCAAACGCTCGATGATTGTCTCGTAGTACTGCTGCCCCTCCAGCGGTTCGAACTGGTGCGACTGGTTGATGGCTCGTATCATCCTTGCCCCTGCCACCTTCATTCGGTCGATGCACTCTCCGTTGTCTTCTCCTTCTGCTCCCCTCGGTACGGTGTCGAGATAAGCCAGGGCAACGTTTACGGTATCGTATACTCTGCCGTTTCGTATCTCTGTCGTGCCGCTGGCTGGGATGATGCAGACGATTGCCGGATAGTTCAGCTTCTCCAGCTTGGTGTCCGCTGTGTCCCAGTCCTCGAATAGGTAGGTGTAGTCTGGTAGCGTGTCTGCTGCCAACTGCCTTAATGTTTCTCTGATTGTTGCCATAATTATCTAGTTTTACGTTTCATTTCCTCCGCTTGCAACTTCTGCAGGTTCCTCTCGTACACGCTTCTCTTGTTGTCCATTTCCATGCACTTGTAGATGCGAAGCCATGGTGTTTTCAGAACCTGGTCGTGGTCGCTGATGCCCATCCTTACCGCATACCAGTCCAGCATGCCGAACAGTCCGAACCGCAGGGTATCGATGCCTGCTTCCTTCTCCAGTCTTGTTGGCTTCGCTGTGTCGGTGCTCTCGAAGAGTTTATTGATGCGCTCCACCTCTGATGTTACCCAGCCGATGAGCATAACGACATCAACCGCCATAGCCTGCTCCACTTCCTTGTGGCTCAGACCGAGGACGGTTGTCACTATCTGATACAGACTTTCTTCGCTGTCTGATAACTGGGAAAGGTCAATCAGCTGCCCGATGGATAGCTGGTTGAGATTGCCGGGCACTGGTTTTCCTCCAACGAAAGCTGGTCGTGGCTGCTTGCCGATTTTATAGCTGGTGTGCCTTGCAACTGCCAGCCAATACTTGAATGTAGTGTTATTATCCATACGCTTTATATTTTTTTGTCGTTATCTTTGTCTCAATACGTGCGCCCTAGCCGTTCCATGGCTTGCTACGGATAACTTCTTCAAGGCTACGTATCGTATTGCGTCTATGCCGTGGTTAAATGCGTCTATAGGCTGGTTCGTGGTCTCTCCATCCCTTGACTTCTTCCACTTGTATTGCTGCATGTTCCCGATGATGCCGTGACTGCGTCTTGTTATGTTGATGCGGAAACGCTTCAAGATGTCGATGCCGTTGTTGATGCTGTCCGCTCCCTTGGTGCTGCCGATTATCCACAGCCCTCGGTTGTGTATCTCCTGAATGCTCTTAGGCTCTGCCGAATCCGCAATGATAAGGTCACGTTTCGTCCGTCCTTGTTCCTTGCATCGGTCTGCGATGTCATCGTTCGTCATTCCAGGCTGGTAGATTTCTTCGTCCACCCATAACTCTCCGTGCGCCAATATAACGTGCTCCAGCGCAGTTGGATCGTTGGTGAATCCGAAGTCCATACCCCTGCATTCCATCTTCCACTCCTCCCTTGGTGGCAGCTTGTCAACGATGCCCCAGTTAGTGAAGATAAGCCCGGTTATCTTTCCGGTCAATCCTCTAGCGTACACTCGCCACAATTCGGGGTCGTCAATCTCTTCAATTTTCTTGTGTTCCTGCTCCGTCAGAAATCGGTTGTTTCGGTGGTCGCTCAGAATCAATCTGCAATCATCCCTGCCGATGATGTTGTTGTGCACCCAGAACCTTGCACTTGGGTTGTAGTCGATGAATACCTGCTTACGTGTTCGGATGGCCAGCTGCCAAAATACTTCGTATGGCACACCGTTCGCCTCGTTCACGAACAGATAGTCTCGCTTTCCGTTCTTGGCATCCTGCGCATCTTGATAACTCTTGAACTCGATGATTGAGCCGTTCTTCCCTCGGTAGCTGCTGTCGCTCTTGTTATTCTTGAACCAGTCCAGCAACTCTGCCCTTGTGTGCAGGATGGTGTCGAGGTCTCGCATGGCTCCCACTTTCAAGTTCGGGAGGTCTTGACCGCACACCGTGATAATTGCCATGGGGTGTTCAAAAGAAAGCACTATAAGACGCTGCATGATGGTGTATGTCTTCCCCGAGGACGTGCCGCCCTGGTTCACAAGGAATCTCGGCTTCACGTCCGCATTCGGATCATACAGCTCACCAATAACATCAAATAGTGCCATTCTTCAAACAATAAAACTTAAAACAAAAATTATGGTAAAATTATTCTTTATCCAATCCTTCACGCTCGATTACTTCCTGCTCGCTGGATGCGCACTGGTGTCCCGAGTTGATGTATCGTACCTCGATGCCGCCTTGGAAGCCTGCGTTCAGGTCGAGCACGACCTTATCAAGTCCGAGCAGCTTACAAATCTGCGTCTCTGCCTTTAGGATGATGTCTAGGTAGCGTGGGTCTCCGAGACCTCGCTTCTCAGCATCGAACATTATCGCCTTGACGGTATCCATCGTTACCAACCCAGCGTCTGGATCCTTGTTAGGCAGTCCGACTTGTGTCTTGCTGTTATAGTCCGCTTTGGATTTCTCCCATGCGTCCCAGGCTTCACGTATCACCAGTTTCAACCTTGCCACCTCGCTTGTTATCTTTTCGTCCGTGTCGGTCAGTCTCTCTTCCCTCCACTCCTTCAATAACCGCTGAATGTCGCAGTGCGCTTGATTGTATTTCGGTCTGTCGAGCCGCTTGCGAACCTCTGCCGTGATTTCTCGCTCCGTCCATCCCTTGCGGTATAGGGGTGCGATAATCTGCAGGCGGTTCTCGATGTCGATTTTCTGCGCTCGATGTTTGTTATTATTACCTTGTGGCATACGATTCTTCATTTAAAATTTCGCTCCGTTGTACTTGTATACGATGTTTCCCTCGCTGTCTCGTTCGTCAGCTGGTACCATTGCCCCTTCGAACATCTTGTATGGCGAGTGCGCTGCCTGCGGATTGTTCCAGCACCACTTCATGTAGTCGGCTGCGCTCATCGTGTAATACTTCGAACTTTTCTCCCTTGTTCCCATGTTCATCGCCTTATCCAGTTTCGCCCTCAAGAAAATCTCTGCATCCAGCTTGATGTCGCTCCACCTCACGTATCCCTTGCGCTTGCAAATGTTCAGTGCTTCGCACATCTGCCCCCTGCTGTAGTTCCACGTTGGCGGCAATCCGCAACAACTTCCGTTGTGGCAAAGTTCCTTGAAGTGTGCGTCCGATACATAAAAGCGCATTCCCAGCTGGTCGCACAGTTCCTTCATGTTCCTGAAGAACGGTTCTTTGACCTTGCGGTTCAGTCTCAGATAGCCGGACTGTACGCTGTACTTCTTGTAGAATGCGAGAATGTCGAAACCTGCCATCTTGCTGATGGTAGGCAACAATTCCCTCAATGTCGGGCTTCTTGTTTCGAGACAGAAGAATTCGGTGCTCAAAGCTGTAGCCCCTCTGTTGAATGCTTCCTTGATAAGGTCGAGGTACGTTGGCGTGCTCACTCCGATGATGAAGGGTCTCAGTCTCAGCGTTGCACCTCCTGCCCCTGCATTTGCGATGCGCTCGATGGCTTCCAGTCTTGCTTGTGGGCTTTCCACCCCTCGCTCTATTACTCTAGCCTTCTCTGCATCACTGGTGATGATTGAGAACTTGAAGTTCCAGTTCTTCTGCCCTCTGATCAAGTCCATGTATCGCTCATCCTTGGTGAACCATGCTCCCTTGGTCGAGAAGCAAAGCGGATAGTCTATATCCTTGAAGAAACGCAAGAGTTCAAGTGTCGTTCCGTACTTCCGTTCGAAGTTGTCGAACTGGTCGCTCATGCTTCCCCACTGCATAACCTTGCGAGCCTTGATGTATGGCGCAAAGTCTCCACCGTGCTTGTCGGGGTCAATGAACATTCGTTTGATGCGCTCAACGCTCACGTCTTTAACCTCCTTGTGCAGGTATTCCTTCTTCTTGCTGCCAATACCTCGCTGGTTCTGAGCAAAGCAATACATACAGCCAAAGCTGCAATTATTGTAAGTGTCAAAAGCCATTGGCATTGAGCAGTCGGGAAACTCGTATGTTATTCTTGGCGTGTTGCCATAATGTTCTGCCATAACAATATCATTTTATAAATAGTCAGTTATCGAAAGCGGAAGGGTAATGCGTGAACCTACGTACCTGCATTCGTTCTTCCTTGTTGCATGTTTCTTAACCAGTTTTGGATACTTGAAAAGTAATCGCTTGCAGCACCGTTCGTTAACGCTGTCACCTTTACTGTTCCATAGTTCGTGGCAACCACCTTTCGTGTGGAGTGTAGCTGTCAGAAACAAATCATTGAACCGGACAGTCTGGTTGCCCCTGCTTATATGATGCAGTATGAACTCGAAGTCTTCCTTTAAAGGCTGAAGTGTGTCGAATTTCTGTTCCGATGGGTCTACAATCCCCATAAAGCAACCAAGCATCTGCATATTGGTGGTAATTGTATTCTTCATGAAGAAAGTGTTGTCCAAAGTGTAGCACCCCCAAACCCTGCCGCCAATCTGCCTTGTAAGTTCGAAGGCGGTTCTTACTAACTTATCCATCTGTGCCTTTGTCTCAACGGTGTGCGTCTTGCGACTTCGGTCAATCCAGTTAATGGCTCGCACCTTGTCGCTGAGAATAACAACTCTCTGATTTTCGAGGTGTTCCACAATGTAGTCGAGTATGGCGTTTTTGTTGTCGCTGATATTCTTACCTTCTTGGTAGATTATCGTGGCCATATCCCCATAGATAGGTTCATACTCCTTGAAATCCTGCTCGCACTGCACCGCCAGCAGTATCTGCTCCTTCGGATAGCCAAAACTGTTCAGCAATCTCAACATCGGTTGTCTATCCTTGCGGTTGTAGCTGGCTATGCCAAAATAAAAATCAAACCTTTTCATCTTCAATTCTCTTTCTTAGTTCCGTTGACGATAAACCATGCTCCCTGCTGGTGTACACGATAGGTACTCCAAGTTCCTCGCAGGTATGCTTTGCCGTGAAATCTCTCCCGATGTAGTCACTGCCGACAAAACGCACATCGATTGATGGTGCAAGAGTCTTGATGCAAAGGTCTAGGTCTCTCTCGCTCCCTAATGCGATGGTATCATCCACACCCTCGCAATGCTTCACTTGATACATGCGCTCAAACACCGATTGTATCGGTTCGTTCTTCCCTTGGCGGTCGTGCACACCACACATTACCCCAACGATGAGATAGTCGCAATGTTGCTTGCACTCCTGGATCATGGCAACGTGCCCTGCATGGAAAAGGTCGCCAACCACCGATGTAAAACCTACTTTCTTTCCGTTTCTCATATTTCGGCTGTATTAAAGTGTTCTATTAATCTGTTTGCAACATCAACCCTGCCGAGCTTCCTTGCGTAATAGAAGACACGGTAGAAATGGGTTCTTTCCAGTATCTTGATGGCTTCCAGTTCCTCGCTTGAAAATCTTGCATCGAAGTACTGCACAAGCCGCTGGTCGTGTTCCAGTCCGACAAGTCCTGCATCAAGCCACCGAAGGCTCGCTCTCACCTTTGCAGCATCCAAAAGCCAATTGCTGATTTCTTTCTTCTGCGATGGGTCGATGTAGATTAGCATGCCGCCACGTACGATGATGTTCGTCAGTGATAAATCACCATGGCAGAAAGTGCGTTTCTTTAGTATCTCGCATTCCGTGATGCCGTGGCAATCATACTCCAAACCCGAATCGCTGGCTCTCTTCTCACAATAGTTCGAATAGCCTTGCAGGTCGTTCTCTCCATCAAGCGATGGAAAGTTTCTTATATCCTCTATGATGCGCCTAAGTACTCGAATATCCACTTTCCAGCACGCTGGTGTACCCGAAACGTACTGCATATATAACTTTCCAAGCTGCACACAATAAACGGCAGGAACGGCAATTCCGTAAGTTTTAGCCTGCTCGTACCACTCTGCCTGCTCTGCTACATTCTTTGCGGTCTACCTTGATGCCGTATCGCTGTAAGAAGCGTTCGATGGCAGGTCTGTTCTTCTTCTCTGCCATCTTCACATCTCCCTTGCAGCTGTTCATGCCCCTTGCAGTATGCAAGACAACCTCAACATCATTGAAAGTTTCTCTCATCTCTCCAAGCTTGTCGATTACAGACTGTATGGGCTGCGAGTGCTCGTAGTCTCTGTTCTCTGTCTTTGAGAGGGTATCATCTAGGTCAATTATTACTTTCATAGCTGAATTATTTTTGTAAATTTTCGCTTCTGTGTACGTCAAACGTTGAAGGTTGGTGATTGTACATTCAACGTGCTTTCGTACGTACCAGCGTATTTATTTCAGTTCCTCGCCTTCAATATTGTAGTTGCGCTTCTCGATTGCGTCAAGTCCAAGCATATCTGCAACGGCTTGTGCGTCCTCGCTGCGGTAAACGATGATGATGCGCTGTTCTTCGTCCTCTGCTGGCTCGTAGGTCGTGGCTTCCTGCTGGATTTCCCAGGGGTTCAATCCCCATCGCTGCATATCGTCCACATCAAATGCTCCCTTTAGCTTCTCTTCGTCCCAGCTGCCAAAATAGACGTTATCCTTGATGATGAACTCGTCCGTCTCTTCATCGGATAGGCTGTCAGCAATAACGACCTCGACCTTTGGTTCTGCCTTCCAGGTCTCCCAGTGGCTGCAAAGCTGCTGCTTCTCTCCATCGGTCAGTTTCACGGCAACGGCTTCTATTGCGTTCCTGATAGCTTCGTCTTCCATCTGCTCGATGTTGAGCAGGGCACGGAAACGCATGTTTCCTCCGAGGATAACTCGGTTCTCATTACAGACGATTGGTCTCATCTGCAACATCTTTGGAAACGTCAGAATACTCTCAACGAGTTTCTGCATCTGCTGTGGCTCAATGCTGCGTGGGTTGTCTTGGTTCTCCACCAGGTCGTGCAGGTTGATGTTCTCGATTTTATTCTTCTCCATTGTCTTCCTCCTTTCCTTCTTGTCTTGGTTTCAGTTCATCAAAGTTCCAGACGATGCGGTCGATATGATCAACTCCAAGCAGCTTGGCAAGGAATGGCTCATCGGCTGGCTTGTAGTGAATGATTACGTTCTCACGTGGCAAAACGCCATCGCCCATTATCGTTGGCAAGTCGTCAGGAGTTAAGTCTTGCCCTTCGATTTCAGGAGGTAGTTCCCCTGCGAATGGGTCGCCCTCTTGGTCGTCCTTGTCTTTCTTCTTGCACTTGCTGCTGCTTGCTTCCACTGATGCTGGGTTCCAGACTGGCATACCCCAGTTCTGAAGCTGTGCGCTGTCCCATCGGTTCGCAAGGTCGTTGAAGTCCCAGTTACCGAAGGATAGGTTGTCTTTTATCATAAACTCCTGCTTTTGTGCTTCTGTCAAGTCTGATGCGCTTACCACGGTAACTGTTGGATGCTGCTGCCATCCCTGCCAATACTCCATCAATGCGGCTTGCTCCTCATCGGACAGACGCTGCTCTGCATCCAGCTTTACTTGAATGCTTGCTTCGTCCATCGTGACAATGTGCTGCAAGGCTTTCAGTCTCATGTTGCCACCCAATGCGTGGAAGGTCTCATCAACAACAATCGGGCGCAGGGTCAACATTCTTGGGAACACAATGATGCTCTGCACAAGCTTCTGAAAGTTCGCTTGACTTATCTCTCTAGGGTTCGCCTCATTCTCGCTGACCCTTGATAGTGCGATTTCTTCTGTTTTCATTTTCTTCTTGTTTTAAGTTCGAAATTTGTGCTTATCTGATAAACACTGGCGCAAAGATACGACTTTTTTGCTTTAGTTGTTTGTTCTTTGCACACTTTTAACTTTTTCCAACACTTCGTTTTTATCTTATCCATCAAAGGCTCTGATGGTCTTCTGCAGGGTTGTCTGCGGTTTCTTCGGCTTCACTCTGACCGGGTATCCTGCACAGACCCATGCGAGGAGAAGTGCGTCTCTCTGGTCTTGGTTCATTCTCGGCATTTTCTCTCCTGCGCTTACAAAATAAGCAATTTCATCCTGCGTGATTTTTCCGTCTTTACCCTTCCAGCACTTCTTTAGTGGCTTGACGATTTCGCAGGGGATATTGTAGTGTTTGCAGCACTCGACAATCAAGATTCCGGTCTGATGGTTCATTCCGGTAGAGCGTCCGATTGCTGCTGCCTTGACTGCTGTCATGAAACGATTAAGCACATGCCAGTTGCTCTTGTTGAGCCAGCCGCCTTCAATAACGACCTTAATCTTCTTGCAACTCTCGTTCATAGCCTTGAGGTAATCTATCAAAGCTGGGAAGTTCATTTTATAGGCGAGAAACTTCTTGTCGTCAAAGACTGCTCCAACTCCGCTTTCCTGATTGTCGGGGTCGATTCCAATTATAACTGTTCCTTTTTCCATTTTTTCTTTAAAGTAATTATTTCGTTTAAATTTCACGCATAAGCGTTTATTTTGTTTTGCTGGTGTAGTTTATTATCCAACACCCTTTACGTGCGCATATACGTGCGCACATGCGTTATTATCCCTATCTTTCCCCTACCCCTTTCTTTCCCTTCTTTTCGGTTGCGATAGAGAAAGCTGGCAGGGATTCCGGAAGCTATCTGCGGGCAAAATAAGAATAACAATAAATTAATATGTTGCAGGGTTCTTCCTTCTTCCACCGCCAGCCGAATGAATAAAAGCATAATTTCTAACGATTTCTTTCTCTTACTTCTTCATGTACCACCTCGCTTTCTTTGTTTGTTGTCAGACTTCGGGAGATGCGTTTCCGGCTCTCATATCGTAATTTCAAGATGTTATAAGTTTATTTGTTTTGATAGGGAGCCATCCCCTTCTGTCCTCGCTGGTTAAAAACTCTATTATTGAACTCACGACCGATTATTTTTTTTGTTTTCTAGCAGCCATGCCAGATGCGCTGCCTGCTGCGGATTCTTGAACATTGAAAGAGCCTTCTCTACGTCCGGCTTCTTCCTCTCACGCATCGCTCTGTCGGCTACCCGGTTCTTTGTACCGTAGTTCCGGTAGTGCTTACTCCAGTACTCCTTTTGATACGCCCGGTATTTTTCCCGGTTTCTCTTTCGCCACTCCTTCGTGGCTCTGAGGATCTGTTCCCGGTGTTCCTGGTAGTACGTTCTGTTCTTCTCCCTTGTTGCGAAATCGCTCATTGCATTCAAGTATTACCTGATGTTCTACATATTGCTTGCGTGCCGGGCAGTATATGCCATTTATGCAGTTTCGCCCGGCATCGCAAGCCTTGCATAATTCACTCGCCATACGTCCTAGAATGGTAAATTCTCAATGTCGTAGTCAGTGAAGGCGATGTTCTCGTGACCCTCGAATGGGATGCAGTGAGTGAAGTCTGCTGGCTTTCCGGTATGTAAAGGAAGGACGTTGTATCTATTCGTTAAACTCTCTCCACGGTCACGAATGAATAACGCAGGAAGCCACTTGAATTCTTTTCCGAGCCTTACCAGCACCTTGTCGAAGGTCTTGAAGGCTGGCTGCTCCTTCGCTTCATTCTCTTTCTTCCAGATGGCGTAATGTTTGTTGAACAGTTCGACTTCATTCTCTGTCGCTTCTCGCAGTTCCTTGTTAACGCTGATACGCAGGTCGAAGGCTTGGTCGGTCACGAACTTCTCGTTCTCGATTTCGTACTGGTTGCCAAATGTCAGCGTATCTTCGCTTTCGTTCTTATCGATGAGTTTGCCGATGATTGTCAACTCTCCGTCCTCATCGTCCTCGTTGAAAACGTAGAGTTTGCCGATTTCAAACGTAAGTTTCGCTGGCTTCTCAATCTCCAGAGTTTTACGGTTCAACTTGCCACAGAGCCGCTCTTCAACGAATCGGATATATCCAGTTGGGTCATATTTCTTGACCCAATCGGCTGTTCGATAAGTCGAATGGCGTTTAGAATAAAGGACTTCTTTCTCCTTGACGTACCTTCCGATAAAGCGTGTCTTCGTCTCATCCTCGTATGTCTCGAAGATGCAGGTTCCTTGTACTCCCTTGTCGCCTACAAACTCCAGCACGTCTCCCTTCTTGAAGAACTTGCTCCAGTCTCTCATTTGTTTCGAAGGGAAGAGCAGAACTTCTCCTTCTTTATAGATTTTTCCGTTCTTGTCGAAGAAGTGTTCTCTCCCAGCTTCGTCCTCAGTCCAGATTGCTTTCGCACTGTCCTTGTCGTTTGCCATTCCACTGTGCCACACCTTCCCACATATTGGCGTGTACAACTCTGTACCGTACTCTTCATTTTTGAGTATTTCGTAAATATCAATATCTTTCTGTTCCATTGTCTGAATGTTTTTTTATTGTTTATAACTTAACGTCTCCGAGTTTAAAATAAAGTTCCAGCAGTTCCTTGGTATTGAGCCAGAAATCGGTGTTGCCGATGTATACGTGATGTCGGTGTTCGTCCGTGATGATTTCTATCTTTTTCATATTTTTCGTTATTTAAAAAGTTCCTGCTGTGGATGAATGATGTCTGCTCGCTTCTTCTTAGCCGCCCAGAGAAGGAGGTTGGTGTTCTTGGTTCCAGCATTCTTCTCGAGGTCTCTGATGATGCAGGTCAGGGCATCGTGCTCCGCTTCCTTCTCATTACCGTAGAAGATGCTGAGAGTGTCGTATCTGCTCGGGTAGGCTACCGGGCTGTCGTACCAATGCTTCCCTTTTTGAATGCTGTAGCCCCATATCCAGCCGAACTGTGTATTGGCGGTCATTACCTTCCATCCCCAGTTGTCTGCACCCTCTGCGGCATACTCGATTACGTGCGGATTGATGCAAACATCGTAGATGTTGTACTTGAAGCCTTCGTGCTCTGCGACCGGCTTCTTGATGTCGTAGCTGTTTTCGGTCAGCCACTTGAACCAGTCTTCCGAAGTTTTGAAGACAAGACCAGCGGCACGGCATTCGTGGAAAAATAACTCATTCATGGTCTTTAATCTCTTTAAAGTGAAAATCACCGCAAAATGCGCAAGCACAATACTCGCCCAGTTCCTCGGCATCAAGGGCACACACATTGCAGCCACTTTCATTACGAGTATCATTCTTAACTCTGAGAACCTTGCCTTCTACATTCAGAAGCGTACCTTCCTCGAAATCCTTGGCTATTTCGTCCGGTTCATTAATTACAATTACTTCTTTTGCCATAATTCTTTGTTTAAGTGTTTAAATTCTGTTTGATGTATAATTTACCGCCCGATGCGTGAAAACGCCACAGAGCGGCTGATTTTGCCCTCATTCGTTATTTTTCGGGCTTCCAGTCGATGCCCAGCCGCTGCAGAACTCCACGTTCGTAGTATCTTGTCAGCGAATCCTTTGCAGGCTTGTTGTTCGGGTTCTTCTTCAAGTCTTCGAGGTTCTGCTGGATTACCCACCGGAACTTGTTGTCTTGGTTCTGCTGGCTCGATGGCTGCTGGTGCTTGGCTTGCTCGTAGAGTTCCCCGATGCTCGGTCTTGCCGTTGCCGCAGGATCCTGCGCCTTGGCTGCTGCCGATTGCGGCTGCTGGCTTGTGGCTGGCTCGTTGTTGAAGTTGCCTTCCAGCACCTTTGCAAAATTCTGCTCATTACCGAATATCCAATCAAACTTTCCGAGCCAGCCGTGCTTGTTGTTGCCGTTCATGAAGTCAGATGCCATCGCAATGTCAATTACCCGGAACAGAGTTTTCACGTCTCCCTTGCATTGACTAACCCTTGCCTTGACCATCACCTTGCGGTTCTCAGTCATGAGCGTAATAGGCGGCATCGCACTCTTCGTCTCATCATGCTTGCGGTTCCAGTATTCCTTGACGGCAGCATAGTCTATCTTTTGAGATTTTGAACCCTTGCCGCCACCGGGTGCTTCGGGCTTGACCGATGCACTCTGAATACCTTCTTTAGAAGGTTTATTATCTGTTTCTTTAGAAACATCATTAACATCTACATTATCATAAACATTATCATTTACATATACATTATCATTATCATATACATTATCATTATCATATAAGGTTTTTGAAAAAACCTCTTGGTTTTGTTTGGTTATTTCTGAAACCTCTTGGTTTTTTCTTGGTCTGCCACCCTTTTTGCCATTGGCTCGCCATCGTTCTACCTTCTCTTCGTACTTGGCTTTATTCCGTTTCATATCGTCAACGATAAAACCGAAAGCCATACGCACGACTGGTTCGAGACTAATAGTCTCTCCATCCCTTGCGTAGAGAAATATCGCTCTCGTCAGTTGCCCGAGTTGTTCATCGGTCAGCCCCTCGATAAGAGCGTAGTATGATGTGTATAAGATGAATGAATCGTTCATGATGCTTTATTCTGATAATGATAATTTCTTTTCCAGCTTCCGTTTGAGCACGGTGGCCATACGGATTTTGTTCCGCTGGCTTGTGTCGGTCGGTGCTGTCACTTTCCCACCTAGGGAAATATAATTCTCCAGCTGGGAAATTATATTCCTTAGGTCGGTTTTTGATATAGGAACAGCCATAAGCCCTGCCTTTACTTAATTAGCAATCTCCGTGCTCCCTGCACCTGCTTGATGTACTTGGCGCACGCTTTAGGATGGTCTTCCTGAAAAGCCTTGGCATCGAACTTCTCGCTTGCCTTCGGTGCTTTCCACGTTGCCAGCATCTTGCCGTTTCCGTCCACGATGCTCTCTGCGTCCCCGAAGAACAGCTTCAAGTTGTCCTCAATCTCATCCTGCTCGGTCTCCAGTTTCTTGTTCTGAACCTTGAGTTCCTTGAGCCTAGCAATCTGTTCGAGTATCTCCTTCGTTGCGGTCACTTCCTTGCCAGCTACATGTAGAGGAGACTTTAGGAGAACGTCTTGTGCGCTGTAGGCTGGCGGCTCTTGGTTGCCCACGATGTAGTCAAGCCAGAACTTGGTTATCTCGTCTCTCATCCATCCGAAGAATTCGGGGTCGAAGTCGATGTCACGGTAGCCGAACTCCCTGCCTGCTGTCAGCCAGGCAAGTGCTCCATCCTTGTATTCGCCAACTCCGAGGTTCATCTGAAGCTGGCAGAACCAATGTTTCGGAAGGTCGTCTGCATCTATCTGCATCTGCGTTGTCTTGCACTCTAGGATGCTCTTGCTCGCTTCGTTGTGCGTTGCCCCGGTTCTCCAGAAGGTGCGGTCTGGGCTTACTCTCAAATATGGTGCATCGGTGTTCGTGATGGTGTAGTCGTCAGTCGATGCCTTGATGATGTGGCAGTGGCTCTCTCGCTTGAAGAACTGTGCCACGGCATCCTCCAGCAGATGTCCTGCAACCATCGCAAAGTTCTCAACCTTTGGTGGGTCGATACCCTTCTTGCGTCTCCACAACTGGTATGGTGTCTCCCACGGATTCAGTCCCAGTACTGTGCCTGCCTCTGATGCACCTATTCCCTTCGAGCGGTTCTGCAACCACTCCTCTCTGCTTTTGTATTTGATTATCTGTTTCATTGTCTGAATGTTTTCATTAAGAATTTTCTTGCTGCTTCGATAATAAGATGGCGAAGGAATCCGTCCTTTTCCATTGTCTGTGCAATTCCGCTTGCGAGGAAATTGGTCGAGCCGTGGTAGGCAATATGGAAATCGAATCCTTGGTTTCCGTTTTCGTCTGTGTCTCCAGTCGTCTCTGCTGCAACCTGCAAATAGTTTCTTTCTACTTCGGCTTCTTCTGCCCATGCCTTGAAACCATCTGCGGTTCTGCTAAAGTACTTGTCGATGGTGCTCTTGTGTTTCTGTTTGTTTTCTTTTTCTGCCATAATTTTTACTGAATGTTTAATAGTTGCCGCAGGCTCCCTATAATCTGGTCAGGTTCCCACCCTGAAGGTTGCCCTGCGGCTAATTGGGAAACGCTATAACATTATAAACTAAACTACTTCTTTGCGGCTGTGCCAGTCTTGCCTTGGCTGCGGTTCATTGCCTTCTTCGCCTTGTTCTTGGCATCATCGGCTGCTGCCTGCGCCTGCTGTGCGATAGCTTCCTGCTGCTTTGGCTTCTTGAAGGTCTCCTCTACGGTGGTCGTTCCTTCCTTGATTGCGTTGTACACACCAGCCAGCTTCTGAATATCCTCTGCCGTGACTTCCTCGGCTGATTTCTTGCCGATGTAGTCAAGCAGCATAAGGTCTGTCACCTGGTATACCTGGAAGCAGGCTACACAGCTCTTCCACTGGCTCGGCACGCCAGCCTTCTTGATGTGCTCGAGTGCTTTTTCCTGCACTTCCTTCACCACGTTTGCAATCAATACCTGCGGCACGACCTTGCAGATTGCATTACGCTGGGCGATCGCCACAGCTGCATTGCCAACCACCACCTGCATATCCTGCGAGTAGGTGTAGCCATTCGAGGTCAGAATGCTTCGCTTTACTTCGGTAGAGTATGCAACGTTGCTCTCTAGGTCATGGCATACGCCTTGTGCCGTGATGGTCTTGCCATCGTTTGCGATGATGCGACCAGCGATGCGCAGGTTCTGCCAGCAGGCAGAAATGATTTCCGTAAACCTGACGCTAGGACCCTCGATTACTGTTGTCTTTCCGTTCTTGTCCGTGCGCTCCAGATGATAGAAGCAGTTGTAGGCTACATCATCGTCCATGGCTGCTAATGCTACCATGTTCTTCTTGCATTGCATGATGTCTCTCGGGAACTTGTGCGCTGTTGCAATCTGTCCGTCAATCTCCGAGCGGTTGATAGCTTCCAGCATTTCGCCACCGCTTACATTGATAATTTCATTTTCCATAATTCGTTCTTTTTATTGTTCAACTTATTGTTCATTAACTCTAGTGGAAGGCTGGGGATTCGAACCCCAGTTGACTGCCAAAACTTACCCCCCCCTTGCCAGCTGCCGAGGGATGCCCTTCCGTTGCAGGGCGCACGCTGTCGTTTCCGCATATTACATGGTAAAAACAACTAATTTTAGATAACCTTTGAAAAATGAGTTTTGCGTGCGCCCTTTGCCCTGCCGCTGCAGGGAAACATATAATTGTTAAATAATCGTAGTCAAACCAGTTGAGCCATAAGGCTGTCGAGCCTGCTTTCTTCGAAGGCGTCCATCGGGTCTTGGTCTGCGTATTGGCTGTTCTCTTCCAGCCAGTCGTCCATCACGTCTTGATAGTTGACGCAACCCTCGATAGCTTCCTCCAGCCGCTCGCTGTCGTTGTTGTTATTCTTGTGCGAAACGACCGCTGTGTTTCCGGTTCTGTCGCACCAGACTGAAATGTCGCCTGCCGTGGTCTTGATGTCTACCCTTGCAACCGCTGGTCGCTGTGGTTCACGGTCTAGCTCCAGCCAGATGGCATCGTACATCTTCTTCCTGCAATTCTCTATTATCTTCTTCATTCGTTTCCTCCTCTCTTATTGAATATGTAACTTTGGAAGGTCTCACGGCACGACTTCAATACCTCGTTGTCGCCAATTCCGTCCACTGGTATGAGCGGTATGTTATCCAGTGCCACGCAAAGGTTGCCTTTAAACTCTCTGTACTGGATTCTTCGCTCTGCCTCCAAATAGCACTTGTTGTTCAGTTTGCAGTGCTTTCTGGTCTTGCGGTTCGCCTTCCAGTTAGTGATAAGCCAGCAGATGTCTGTGTACTTCACGATCATCCTGCGCATATTGATTGATAACTTGCTCATAGGGCAATCCTCCAGACTTTTTTAATCTCGCTGCCCTCGAAAACCTTGCGGTTGTCGATTCTGCGGAACTTGACCTTAATCTTACCAGCCTGCAACCATCTGCGCAGGGTGTTGCGATGGATGCCAAGAACCTTGCAGGTCTCTGTCATGGTGTATCTGCCTGCATCCGCTACCTTTGGTTCTACGTTCGTCATATTATGCCCTCCAAAAGATTAAAGTTACTAATACGATGGCAACTGCCAGGCTTATTACTTCGTCACTTGTGATAATCTCGATAAACTTCTTCATACGCTCTGAATGTTTAAATTGGTTCGACTTGATTACTTGCGCACGGCTGCACGTCTCTTCTTTGGTGTTATCAATCCAGCCTTGATGAGGATAACACGCACGTTTTGCTGGGTGCAACCAACACGCTGTGATACTGCGAGCATTATTCTGCTGTCTGAGGTCTCGGCAGGTGCTTTTGCTCGGAAATCTGCAAACATCGCTATGATGTTCTTCTTTCTTTCGTCCTGCTGCTTCTGCAGTGGGGTTCTGAAATCATAATTAAAATTTTCT